ACCTCTCATTGAGTACATCGTTAGGAGCTGCTTCAACACGTCCAGCATCATCTGTGTCGAATCCTACCTTACGCTTCTTGATAGCTGAATACTCAGAGACTGGAAGACCGCGTTCTATTCTCCACTTGCGCTCTTGCGCCGTGATAGGACGTGCAATAAAGTTACGAACAAACTCTCGTTGATTTCCAACTTCAACACCAGCCGCTGCTGCGCGATCTAGTACCTCATCGAACATACCTTCTGTGTGCTCACGCAGTGCTGCAGCCGCATTGAATCCAGCGCGAGCAGATTCAGTTGCGTTAGGATCCAACACCATGTCGTCAGCCATCATGTAGTAGCGATTGAATGCCTCATCAGCCTCTTTTGGATTCGGGGCATTACGAACAATGTTGTCAGCTGCTTGTAGTCCAGCAGACGCTGCGGTGTTACGGAAGAGCTTAGACGAGATACGCGTGTTGTTATCAGCGTACAGTTTTGTAAAGGTAGCATAGTCTACTCCGCCAGTACCCTTGTGGGCGTTGCGGATGAAGTCTGCGTATTCTCCGCCGAACTCCCCATTGAGAAGCTTCGACATGGTACGGAAGAATCCAGTAGATCGATAATCGTTGTATGTCTTACGGGCGGCCTCTGCCATTCCACGGAATCCAGCCTCATCCAGCACACGGCCACCACCAGGAGTTAGGTCAGCAATACGACGAGTAACAGAGTTACCAGCAGTAGTAATCTTGCCAGCCTCGTCACGTCCGAGGAAAGGAACACGAACACCAATACCACCACGGACTTCTCCAGTAGTTCCAGATAGGATCTTATCGGCAACCCGTTGTGCTTCTACTGGGTCAAACCGTTCTCCAAGGGTGCGGGATAAGGCGTCACGGACGCCTCTCCCGCCTCCTAGGACCATACCCTCTCCTGCTGCCTGGGACAACCTGGTAACGAAGTCGTCTTGCGGAGCCGCTGGTGTTACTGTTCTTTCAAAGGTTGGTAGCTCAGGTAGATCCTGGCGGGCACGGAAGGTAGGCAGGGATGGCTGGACTTCTGGTGCCTGGGTAGCGAAGGTAGGCTCGTCTCCGAAGCGGACGATAGGCTTCTCTCCAGCACGTATTCTCTCGGCACGGCTAAGAGCGCTCGTAGATGCCTTTTCTAGGGCCGTAGCAGCCTCTACGGGGGCCGTAGGCAGTACTTCTGGGGTAGGGGCAGCAGGCAGGACTTTACGGGCTTCACGGGCCACCTGTGCCTCGGCGACGGCACCTGCGCCAGCACCACGAAGGTACCCACCGCGTCCAAATGTTAGGTAGGTAAGTGGGTCTGTAGCAACGTCAATACCAAAGCCAAGGGCAGATCTTACTCCACGCTGAATCAAGCTAGCATCTTCTGGTGTTTCACCTAGAAGTTGCCCACCAGTGTAGCGCTCGCGTCCAGTGAGTGCGGCAGCGGCACGCTGCAGCGCACCCTGTTCTTCTCCAGCCTGGGTACGACCAGTCAACCCTGTAAGGAATCCTAGGGCTGCTGACTGGGGACGTGTTAGATAATCAAGTGACGACTCGAGGAATCCGCGGGTACCGCGTCCACCGCCCTCGATACCAAGAGCCTCGGCCTGGGCTTGCTGAGCGGCCAATGACTGGTTAGTGCGGTAAAGACGTGCGCCTTCCACACCTAGTAGGGCTTCTAGGGATGGTCCTCGTGAACCCACTTCGTAAGGGCTAGCCTGCTCATAGGGGCTTCTTCTAGTGTACGGTGATGCCATGATCTACCTCCACTATCCTACTTGCTCGGGGTCTTGAATAGTTCCCTGTACATCGCGCCAGCACTTGTGGGTACACCGCGTGACTGAAGAATCTTTTTCGCATCTGTCGTAAGACCTTCGTAGAATGCCTGCCAGGTAGCAAGGGCTGTGACTGGGTTGCGTGCGCTTTCGGAACTTAGTTGCGCATCAACCTTGTCGAGTACATCGTTCACTGAGCCAACGGTTGCGGGAAGCTCGGATAGTTCAAGCTTGACGGCTTTGCCTAGGTCACCCTGAAGTCTCTTACCGTACCATGATGGGGTCTTGTAGTTGGACTTACCAGCAGCGGAACCCTTCCAGCGTGCGTATTGTTCTGCGGACATTCCTGCCACCATTTGAGCTAGGCTCATCTTGGCTTCAGCTTCATACTGCGCGGCAGCAGCCTTACGGTCTGCCTTAGACTTGGCATCAGCGATTGCGCGATCTTCTTTGGTCAGTTCGCGTTCGTACTTCAAAGATGCTGCAGCTAGTGCTGCTTCTCTGGCTAGTTCCTGTTGGCGAATACGCTCCTCGGATGCGCGCTCAGCAGCAGCCTGACGTGAGGTTGAGATTGCTGATAAGCGATCGCGACCCAGGGCTGCCTGTAAGTCTGCTTGTGAGATTCTGCCTTGAGCAAGCGCAGTACCTAGATCGATAGTAGCACCCATCTGCTCTGCAGCAATGCCTGCCTGTCCAGCCTCTCCGAGTGACCGTGTTAGGGCTGCGCCTGTTATGCCAGCACCACCGAGGGCTGTGTCTGAAATACCAGCCATTGAAGCATCAAGTCCTGTTAGACCTGTAGGTACTCCGCCCATCTCTAGTCCACCAGCTGCCGCTTCAAAAGCGGACCGCTGCTGGCTGGCTAAACTATTGTACAGAGAGTTAGCCTGGTCCTGATAACCCTTTACTGTTGCAAGTGCGGATGAGTAGTTGTTCGCAATCTGTGACATGCCAGCGTTGTAGTCTGCTTCGATAGCTGCTAGTTCTTGCGTAAGGATAGGATCTTGTGCAGCCACACCAGCCTGTACATTTGCCATACCGCCATAAAGGTCGATGATCGCCTGCAGTGCAGCATCTGCGCTAGACTCAACTTGCGCCGATCCGATGGCAGCATCGTTCTCTGCTTCGGTAAGCATGGAGTCGATGACGCCTTGAACACCCTGTAGGTATTCTTCTTCAGGTGACATTCCGCCACCTACTGATGGCACTTCTCCAGGGAATACATCTCCTGGAGAGACGGTTTGTTCGACTGGGATTTCTTCAACAGGTGGAGCAGCAGCAACTTGCTGTCCGCCACCAACGAGATCAGCTGCGGCTGGAAGTGCTGAAGCGGCTCCAACGCCGCGGATTATCTGACCCAGACGGTTCACGCCACGTATTCCCTTGAGAGCAATACCACTACCGACAACCTGTGCTAGATCGGCAGCATCTTGCATCCACTCTGGGGATTCTTCTGGAAGTGCTGCAGAACCAATGGCTCCAGCAGTGGCTAAACCACTACCAATAACGAAGGGCTTCTTTTTCAGTCCAGCAAGACTTGTGCCAAAACGTGGGAAGCGCGGAGCCTTTACTGACGTATCAATAACCTCTTCGGCTGCTCCTGCAAGTCCTGGCGTTCCAGGAGCGGCGACGTCTGCTAGACGTGCCGCCTCGTCGGTTGCTTTATCGGCAGCACGGGCTAATGCAAACTCATCGCCTACGAGTTCATCCGCGTATTGGCTTGGTCCACCGATAGGCGTGGCGACTGTTCCTTCGGGAACCTGTACCTTTGCTGGTGGCAGCGGAGTTTCCTCTTCAGCCTTCTTCTTTGAGGAGGTCTTTTTCGCAGAAGCCTTTGGCTTTACCTGAGACTTCTTTTGTAAGGCCTTAGCCTTTTCCTTTTCCTTCCTCTTTCTTTCCGTCTCTTTTTTCTTCTCCTTAGCAGCCTTAGCGTCTGCTTCTTGTTTTTTACGCAAAGCTTTTTGTTCTTCGGACTGACGCTTGAACTCGGCTCTTTCAGCCTTTTGTCTAGCAGCAAACGCTTTATCCGCCTCGGCGCTAGGCTTTGGGGAAGGGGTAATCGGGCGCTGTACCCTTGGTCTACGGTTAGGCGTGGTAGTGCCTGTTGTTGTAGTTACGGGCTTTTGAGAAGGCGCGGTTGCCTTAGGCGTAGTTGTCTTGGGAGTGGTTGTCTTTGGCTTGGTCTTAGGCTTTGGTGACTCGACAATACCCTTGATCAACCCACCGACTTCTTGACCAAGCTTTTTACCAGGATTGACTCTTGCCATTATCCCATGCTCCTTATCTTTGCTGCTGCTTCTGATCTGCGCTGGGCTAGATCTAGTACTTCTTGTGCGGCCTGATCATAACCAGCGGCCACCTCACTACCATAAGTACGGGCTAGGGCGTTTTCTCTAGCTATCCGCTCTTGAGCTGCCTGTGCTAGACCAGTCTGGTAATCCCTACGAACACCAGTAGTTCCTTGTCCAAGGATGGCGGCTGAACGCCCACCCATGATGTCAGCGGCTGTACCCTTTACACCCATGAGTCCTTGCGAGAACAACTCTCTTAGTGCCGCATCTCTGGATCTAAAGTCCGCAGCAATGTTTGCCCTATCTGCTGAATAGCCAGCCGCAGCCTTGGCGACACCGCCTGGCGTACCTGGAGATGCTGGTAAACGTCCCATGTCTTCTCCTGTTCCAAACTCTAGCTCCGAGCCAGTATCGATTTCGTCCACGCCGTATCCTTCTTCGCCGCCACCTACGTCAATACCCATACCGCCATCCATGTCAGGCGCTTCAAGGACGGGAATCTCTGGCTCAACTCCTGGAGGTGGTGTTGTTCCACCACCGCCGCCAGTGCCTGGGCCAGTTCCTGCTCCGCCACCAGCACCTGGTGTTCCGCCGCCAGTCTTGGGAACATTGGTTCCCATCAGGGCTGCGGCCAGTTGTGTTTGCTCCCATGAACGTTGAGCAGCGTCAAAGATGTTTGGTGTTGCTGGTGTTGCTGATGCTGGTGTCATGAGTGATTGCGCTAGACCGTAGCCGAATGGCAATGCGTTTGCGGCAAGTGCTATCCTACTTGTGGTTAGATCTGATGCGGCTCTACCCGCAACTTGTCCTGGTGTGAGCTTGACCTTGCCAGGCTTGACAACGGGCTTGTAGATTCCCTGACCATACTTGTCTACCTTGGTGCTTACTTTCTGCGCACCAGAGGAAACTATGTCTCCAACCCTAGATGCGCCAGGAACCCTGCTTATGACTGGGGCAACCTTGTTTACCACAGGTGTGGCTTTTGCGGCACCCTTCAAGACGCGTGCAGCTGTTGCTGCTGGCTTACCGATGATTGGGATGTAACCAAGTGCGGCCATTCCAAAGTTGAATGCAGCCTCGCCCTTGTTTCCAGCCTGCAGCGATTCCATGCCGCGTTCAATGTCGGCTACACCAGTAAGTTCCTTACCTATGTTCTTTAGGTTCTGGCCTGCTGCTGCAAAGTTGGCTGGCTGACCACCTGGAAGGAAAGACTTTAGGGTTCCACCAAAGCTCTGGTTCTTGTTCGGCTTGGGGGCCGTCTTCTTCAGGACAGGCTTCTTTACGGGAGCAGGCTTGGGCCGCGGCGTCGTCTTAGGACGAGCCTGCGGCTTTGGGGTAGGCTTAGCCGTAGGCTTGCCCTGATTCTGGTTAGTTGCCACCTGATGCCTCGCTCATTCTGTCTCCTGTCATTTGTCCATGGTGGGGCGTTTAGAGCCCTGTAAGTTCGATTATGCGTGTACCCGTTGGCCAGCCAGAACCAGTTCCTAGGGACGATGTGCTTGTTCCAAAACGTAGTGCCCCAGCGCTTACTTCCACGGGAGTAGTTACCGCTACCTGCGGGACACCAGCGGTGTTGTCAGACGGGTAGTACAGGGTGGGATCATACCACACAATCGTTGAAGCAACGTAGTTGAATGCTGCCACGAATGGGAAAATGTATGGATCCGCCGTGCCGACAAGGGCTCCGTCGGCCTGACCAGCAACGATAACCAAACCTGACGCGGTGTGAGAGTGGGCTTGACAAGATGGTAGATTGGTCAAAGTTCCATTTGCAACTCTGCTGGCTATGTTCATGTCATAGTTGTAGACAATGCCTGTAGCGGACTCGAGGTACCTTAGATGGTATGTAGATGTACCAACATTCTCGTAAATGTAAGTAACATCGCCATTTGGGTTTACTTCCGCCGCAGCTGTAGTGGCTGACCAAGATGCTACTGCGGAACCGCTCGTTAGAACAAAGTTGGTTGTATCTCCCGCGGCTTTCATGTACGTACTGATCGTTGTGGAACTGTAGACTTGAGCTATGAGGTAACCAAAGCCAGCAAAAAGACGCACACCTGGTGAGGCGGTTGGGAAAGCGACGCCAAGGTTACTACCAGTAGAGGACGGCGTAGTATCACCTGGGGCAAACTTGTGGAATGTTAGCACCGATCCACTGAAACTACACGACCATGCCCAGCCCGAGTAATCGTCGTAAACCCAACCCCGATCTGTAAGGGCGCCTCCAACGGTTCCACCAACGCTGTAAGTCGACCACGAACTGGCAGCCTGGTCACGGTAGTAAATGCTGGGGATTCCTGTGCCGCTGGTAACAAGTTGAAGCAGATAACCAGATGGATTGACGAACATGCTAGACTCGGTACTTCCTAGAGCACTCTGCGGGAAGAGCGAAGCATTCACGGATGTCGGGCGGGTAAACGAGTTTATGGCTGTGGTAGAGTTCGTATTTTGCCCAATAATGGTATCTGTACCAATACCATAGTAGCCAAACATGTCGAATGCATAGTTACGCCCAGTAAAGGTTCTAGCTGGTTGCTTACCAGTATCTCTGTTGGCATGAATGGGGAAGGATAGATTATCGGTCCGTAAAGGGAAGTTTGGGCTAATGGCAGCCGCAGCTGGTAGAGGCACTGGAGTAATGTCTCCTACGCGATCAGTCACACCAACTACGTAGTACTCGTCATCAATCTCATTTATGATTACTTCATCGCCAATGTCCAACGCCGTGCCCGTGCTATTGGTGAACTCGTAGTTCACACCATCTGAGGTGGCGGTGCCGCTTCTATCCGAAGGATCATAGGCTGTTACATCACCAAGAAAGCCAGACCTACCGCCAACGCTTATGTCGGGATTGTTGGTGATCTCCTGGATTGTCGATTCCTGGGTCTCCTGCTTGGCGTCCTCGATCTGCTTACGAATAGCCTTAGGGCTATCGTAGCGAGCTGGGCCGAATGAGATCTTTACTTGGTCGTTACGCATCGCTACCATCCGCAGGTCGGCTGAACTTACCACCAGTCAACCAGTAAGTCGCCGATTCCAGTTGCAGGTCTCCACGGAACGTGATCTCGGCAGAGGTCTCGACGGTGGAGCCGATGCCTGCTGGCAGGACGAACTCGTCACGGTCAACCAGTGTACGGTTGAGAGTCTTTGAGTATGAGAATGTTGATGGATCTAGGGCTGGTCCAGCTTTGACCACGACGGTACGAACCTGTGCTGTATTGGCACGACCGCGAGTACGCATGCCGTAGCGGAACCAGTTCACCTTCTGGTGCTGGTTTGTATCTGCCAGTGTCCTAGTCGCCACCGTCGCTTCTACCGCGACGTTGTCGAAAGTTAGGCGTTCTGTATCTGACGCAGTGTTGCGGCCTACACAGAAGCGATAGACACGATCGTTCATTACAAAGTACATGCTTGCTGCAACTTGGTGGAAACTCTTAGGTGCTCCCGTGTAAGATGGGAATACCAGCTCTGTCCAGGCTGCTACTGCGTCCTGTCCAGATGTGCCACCCATCATGTTGAGTACTAGATAGCGCCCATCGCGCTTCATGAATAGGTAGCGACCAATAGTGGCTACTTCATCTGTTGCCGTTGTTACATCTGGGTTGACTGGACCTACGTGATCTAGTCGGTCGATTGATACTCCATCTGTGTACCATACTCCGCCCATGCCATCCAGGAATACAACTACGCCAGACTCTGACCAGACGCATGACGCTGTGCGCATGCCACTAGCAGTTAGATCGCGTGTTGGGCCAATGCCACCACGAAGAACGTTGATGTTGATAGATACTGATCCTTGCTGGAGTGACAGGTAATCCAGGGTTCCCTTGAATGTGCGGAGTCCGTCAGATTCGATAGCTGGTGAGCTGATGGTGATGAGGTAGTCGTCGAGCACGTGCATGCCAATGATCTGTGATTCACCAGAACCAGCAAACAGGATAGACTGTTCGTGGAATGAATCTGGATTGTTTTCAGAGTAGAAGAAGCTGTACGGTGATCGCTGGATGTTGTTGGTGGTTTCCCATGATAGAGTCGTATCGCGTCGTGTATTGATGTCGCCGAGGATAAGACGGTTACGCCACATAGTTGCTACGTTTGCACGAGGCATGATGTTACGACGCTCTAGTGGGTAGCTTCCTAGAAGAATACCGATACGTACCGTGCTTGTTCCAGTGAGTGTGCGGACGAACACGGTCTGACCAGCTGTGAGTTTCACGGTGTGCGTGTAAGAGTCCAGCGGAGCGATTGTTGTAATCGTGGCACCGCCAGTAGTGATCTTGATTTCTACTGCGTTAGATCCATCGTTTGCTACCGTGAAGAAGTTTGCTGTGTCGGTGAATGTGGAGATTGACTGCCAAGATGTGGTGGCTGTGAATGTAGTTGCGGTAGAGGTAGCCTTCACTTCGCCTGGAAGAGGATCAATCAGGTTAGGCTGGTCTACTGGATAGAAGCGGTCCCATGTCTTGGTTGCGATGCTGCTTGTCAAGTCATTCTCATAGATAGCTACTGCAGGTGCAGTGCCAGAAACAGAATGTAAGAGCAGTGCGTTTACTTCGCCAAGCCCAGCAACTGGTAGCAATACTTCGGTAAGGAAACGGTAGTCGGTGTTGGCGGTAATGGATGTAAGCTCGGTCCAAGAGACAGCATTGGCTGTAGTGTAGTTTGCTGTATCTGACGGAGCGATAGCCCACCAAAGCTTACCATTGTTTGCGATGGCTACAAGATACGAGTTAGATGATCCAGTGAAACCACCGATCGCCTTTGCCCCACCAGTTATTGCAGTGGAACCACCGATAGACTGCGCTGCCCACTGCGTGCGCATCGTCAGGTCGGTATCCATGACAAAGCCCTTGAGCTTCGCCCATTGGCGCTCGCTGAAGTTGTCTGCAGCTAGCTGTTCGTTTATGCCACCAGTGAAGTCGTTGATGTCAACTCTTTGCATCATGAACTCCTGTATCTAAGATTCACTCTTCCTACGGTACGTCCGTCAACGCGGAGAATCTCTCCACCGATCTGGATAGGACCAAGATCGTCGTCCAAGATTAGCTGTGTATTCATGTCTTCAAGAATCGTAGCGTACTCTTGTAGGTAGTAGTCAGCGCGATTGCTATCGTCAGCTTGACTCTTGAGAACCTTCACTGCTGTACGGTATGCCAGGATTCCTTCGAAGGATGACGGAATCTCCGAGGCTGTTCCTGAAGACTGGAGTACTGGAGCATTCTTTAGGAAGTTGACCTTGTAGGTCATACTTTCTCCGAATGCCTTGGAGATCACAATGTTACCAGAGCTGTCGCAGTCATAGAAGTACTGATCGTCACCCATGACGGTCTGAACTAGTGCGCGTCGAGATGGCAACTGAATGAGTACGCTGTTAGGATAGGTCAGCGCTACCTCCTTGATACGGCCTGAGCTGTTGGTCAAGGTAATGGTCGTGCCTGTACTGGACAGGGTACCAGAAGCAATGTCGGTCAGCCAGGGCCAGTCGTTGGCTCGGTTGATCTCCGAGTACGACTCATTGAGCCAGCGGTCCAATAGGGCATCTGGGAGTAAGTCTGTGCTGTAAACGCCAGTTAGATCTCTGACGTAGGTTCTTAGTTCTGCAAGGGTCATTTATCCACCTTCCTATCATTGAAACGGCCTGGGGCGGGGTGTCCAGAAAAGGCGAGGACCCGCCTTCCCCGAAGGGAAGAGCGGGCCTCAACCTGGCTAACCGTGTAGATTACGCTACGCGGATAAGCTTACCGTGTGCACGGCGTTCTGATGTACCAACTGAGAGAGTTGATGCGATTGGGACAACCTCATCCAGTGTTCCCTGGATACGGTCGGCTGGGTATGTCTTCATGAACTCGCCAGCAAGGTACGCAAAGCGTAGAGCTGGAGCGTGGATGAAGTATGCTTCTGCTACAGGGCAGTCTGGATCTAGACGGACAGTGATGCCATCGAATGAGATCTCACGGAAGCGAGTCTCAGCCTTGTTGACATTGCTGAAGTCGTAACGACCCTTGTCCTGTAGGTAAGCTTCGAACTCTTCGTAGACGTCGAACCCAGCGATGATGTGGGTTGGGCGCTTACGTGAAGCTGCGTAGATTGAGTTCACAACTGAACGGAAAGCCGTCAAGATGTCAACTGTTGCCTTAGACTTGGTCTGGACTGTTGAGCGCCAGAAGTCCTTGATGTCAGAGCAAACTACAGAACCAGTTGTTGATGTTGTACCAACAGTTGCTGATGTTGCAGTTGTGTAGCTGATTGTTGTAGCGGTCACAGCTGTTAGTACGAAAGTACCAGCAACAGCAGGGATTACGCCAGTTACAGTGACGGTGTCACCAACGATGTAGTCGTTTGCACCGATTGTTAGAGTAGCAGTTGTACCTGCACGCTCGTAGTCGGTTACGGCTTCTGTGGATACACCACCGCGGATACCACCAACAGTACGGGCTGAAGATGTTGTAATCTTGTCCGTAGATGCGATGAGTTCGCGAAGTGATAGGATGTCTCCAGAAGAGCTTGAAGCTGACCACAGTTCAGCGACAATGAAGTCCTGATGATCTGCGGTTGCGCCCTTGACGTATTCCTCAACGAGGTTTACGACCTGCTCTGGTCCAGTGTTCTGGAGGATGTCTGAGTGCTTGACACGGAACGGAGTCAAGACGGTCTTTGACCAGTCGTAAACAGCAGCACCGATGGTGTCTGCAGAAACGGCTGTTGAGTATCCGCCTGAGCCTGTAGCTGTGTCGTAAGCGGTCGCGCCGAGGTTAGCCGCACGAAGTGGGATAACGAGGCCGCGGCCTGTCTGTGACTTCGACTCTTGCTTGAAGAGTTCGAGAGTCGGGTGTGTTAGAAGAACGTTGTCAGCTAGGACCTTCTCATACTTTTGTAGAGTGGTCGCGAACAGCTGAGTGAACGCTGCATTTCCTAGGGCCATTAGGGTTCACCTTTCTAGTGAGAGTAGTTGGCTTGAGAGATTGCTAGAACTCGATTTCCTTCATCGTTGATTGGATGAGGGAACGCAAGTCCTTTGGATTGTCTACCGAAGTAACGCCGCTTGCGCCTGCGCCTCTGCGGGATACAACCCGTGTAGCCTGTTTCTTATCCCGCAACGGTTGGCTACGCTTTGCGGAAGCACGCTGTTCCTTGTTCTGCTCATAGATCATGGCAGCATAGGCTTTGCGAAGATCGAGAATGCTATTGTCGCGGGCATAACGTAGAACGTCTGCCTTGAACTCTGCACGGTCTCGGGCCGTTGGAAGGTCTAGCTCCTCTTCGGAAATGATCTCGGTGATCTGGTTCTCGAAGGCGGCCATTGCTTCCTGAATACGAGCTTCGGTTGAAGCGGCTTCCGCATCTTGGATGCGACGTGCTTCAGCTTGCTCACGAGACTCGACCTCACGACGAAGTCGTTCGATCTCAGTATCGGTTGACCAGGCTTTCTTTGTAGTCTCATCAATACCGAAGTACTGAAGAGCCTCTGCCGTAAGTAGGTCGTTGGCTGCTGCTTCCTTGATCAACAGGCCTAGCATGTAGCTAGGATTATCCGTTGAACCCAGGAGGCTTGTGAGGACGGTTACGGGGCTAGATTCCCATGCTTCGTCTAAAGACGAAAGCTGTTGAATCGCTCCTTGATAGTCACCTATCTCGGCCTCTAGTGCTTCGCGTTCTTCTTTCAGGGCCTGCATAGACCGTGTGAAGTGTGCTTGGCGTTGGTATCCAGCTTTGAGTTCATCGAATGTTACTTCGATCTCTTCACCATCAACCACGACGACGAAGGTATCATCATCGTCTGCAATGTCTTCGTCACCTTCCTCATCTTCTTCGATACTAGACTCGTCGTCCTCGTCTTCGTACTCAGCGTCTTCGGACTCATCATCCTCTAGATCTACTTCGTCTTCAAGATCAAGGTCTACCAGGTCTTCGTCTTCAGCTGTCTCTAGATTGTCGACGTCTGTCGGTTCTAGTTCTGTGATAGCCTCGTTGATGATGTCTGTTAGGTTTACATCTGACATGCGTTTCCTGCTTTCTCTCGAGTGACTCTCTGGTGGTTGTCCCAATGGCGCGGGGTCCAGCGTTGAATCTTGTTCGGTTATGAGGGGCAGGTTACCCCTCTATCATGTACACATTGCGGGGTTTGAAGTTGCCCGCATTATGGACACTAGTCTTCGTAGTCTTCGTCGTCCTCTTCTTCGTCGCCTTCGCGAGAAGAGAGCTCGGACGATACGGCGTCTGCTAGCTCTTCGAGGTCTTCTACAGACATTTTAGAAAGAGGATGCATCTTGAGCATCTTATCCAGCCCACCCTTTTCAGAGTAGTCTTCACCCTCATCTTCCATCTTGCCCTTGCCACCCTTTGGGCCGCCTAGCACGATCATCAGATCGAGAGCTTTCTTCTTGTCGTTCTTGTCCATTGGCATTGTCATCACCTTCCTAAAGTGCCAGTCCGCCTGCGGTTGCTCCAGGTACGCCTGGGCCTCCGAAGGATTCCATTACCGCTTCTGCTGGTGCAGGCTGTGCTGCCTGCTGTGCAGCCATCATGTCTTCAAGAATAGGCTGCGGTGCTGCCATCTCTTCTGGTACCATCTCTTCAGGTGCGGCTTCTTCAGGCAGCATCTCTGCTGGAGCTTCTTCGGCCTTCACCATCAAGTAGTTTGGATCGTACCCCATGTCGCGTAGTGCCATGCGGATAGCGTTGGTTACGTCGTAGCCAAGCTGTGACAGAGTTGGAACAACTGTCTGCAGGGTTTGGATACCACGCTGAGCGCGGGTAGCTGGGTTGAGAGCGCGAGTTGATCCGCCTTCTACGCCAACCTTGAACTCTCCGAAGATGTCTGATGCAGATACTCGAAGCCACATGGCTCCACCTGCTCCAGCAATACGGATTGCACGGTTTTCATCTAGGAACTCCTGGCAGAGGAGAAGGATACGCTGGCCGATACCAGAGATACCGCTTTCTACTGCTGCAAGCTTATCCTGCGCACGTAGTGTGGCTACACCGTCCACCACGGCTGCGGCCGTCGCTGACATACGGTCAGCGCCTACGCCGCCTGCCTGGAAGTCGTTGATGCCTAGAACCTTGGTCATTGCATCTTGTAACTTCTCATCCATTGCGTATGCATCTGAAGGTGTGGCTAGACGCTCGAGAGGTCTGATTACATCATCCAGGCTTGATGACTCTGGAATGTCCATGACGATAACCTGATCAGCAAGAGGTGATTCCAGTTGCTTCTTGAGTTCAGGAGTAGCGTGACGCTTACGGATAGCGTACTTGTTACCAGAACGCTTTAGGTCATCAAGTTGTGCACGTGTTACTTCACCGAGCATGAGCTGGATACCAGCAATGTTCTCTAGGTCACCGAATGCCCAGCACTGCATACCACCGTCGTTGTAGTTGCGGAAGTGTACGAATGGTGGGTAACGGTGCTGATAAGGGATCGGGCCTTCATAGAGTGGCTCTGATCCATCGATCTGGAATACTGTGAGTTCACGTGTGGTCATGTCGTAGAACTCGTAGATCACTGCGTAGCTTAGTACTTCAGGCAGAGTTGTCTGACCATTGAGGTACGTTGATACGAGCTGATCTGATGCGATAGCAGCATCTACTGAGATAGGGGCATCTTCACCAAAACGCTCATAGAGTTCATCTAGTGGTAGACGTAGTCGCTGGCATACCCAACGTGCAGTCTCAATACGACGAGCATCCTTAGGCATGAACATGTCGTAAGGTGATACGTACTCTACGAATGGATCATCTGCTTCAACGCGCTCGTAGGTAAACTGTGCTTTGTTATCTTTGCGTAGATCGCTCATTTCTGGAGCAAAACCATCAGCTGTTGCTTCTGCTTGCTCTACAGCAATCATAGCCTCGTCCATAAGCATCTGTGGTTCTTCTTCGTACTCGCTGGCTACGTACTCCCATCCTACTTTGACGAATCCGTTACCGAGCTTGAGCATGTCTTCAGTTGCCGCCTTGACATCGTCAGTGGCGTTAGTGCGCTTCCAGAAGTACGAAAGTACTGCTTGAGCGAATGTTGCATTGTCTTCTGTAATCTCATCTTGACCACCGACAGGTGTAACGATCATCTGAGGATCGCGAGATACAATAGAAGTCGCCATCAACGAAATGTGCGGCAAGGTCATGTTGATGGTCTTGAGTAGATTACCTGGAATGGGTGTTGGGGTAAGATCTGCGAAGTCGCGAGCATTGAGGTCGCGGCGTAGCCCAGTACGATACAGGCCTTCAAGGATCTTCCAGTGCTGGTGCAGCGGGTCCATACGACGGACTGCGTCGCGCATAAGCATCTGCTTATCGTTTAGTGTGAACTTCTTCATGTGTACTCCAGGTTTGTGGGTTGTGGGTTGGTTTACTCATAGCCTCCGCCAAAGACAAAGCTGTCCCAGGCTTCTTGCTGAGCCATCTCCGCGTCTGCTATCGTTCTAGCGCGAATCTCGCGCATTCTTGATAGGTCGACACGAATAGTGCTGCTATCATCATGTTGTACTGGGGCGGAGATCTCCAGGTTCTCGCAGACTACCCAGAGGGCAATCGCTAGGGACATGACCAAGTCGTCGTGGCAGCCATAGTCGGCGGCGTATTTTACTCCACCCCCAGGGAGTTCCTGCCTTACAAACTGGTGGAGTTCTTCGAGGAGTAGCGGGTGCATGCCGCGCAAGCCTGGCTTGTCACTGTTTGCAGTAGCAAGATACTCTGCTAGCTTGTCAACCACCATGCGGCGTCTGTCAGCCGACATTGGGAATGAGAACAAGCGGTCCGATCTCTGGACCCCTCGGCGCCCAGTAGGGCGAAAAATGTATGGATGCTCGTACCCGAGGTTTCTATGTAGCTCGTTGATAGGCAGCTGTCCTTGTCCACCCTGATCTTCCACAGCCAGTAGTGCTGGTCTACCCTGGCCTGTGTAGAATCTACCGAATAGGTCAATCTCTGCCGCCCACTCGACTGGTTCGACTGTATTGGCTCGATAAAAACCAACGATACGCGGAACACCATCCTCGTCAACACTCAACACATGGGCGGTCGAATAGTCGCCGCCACGCCCTTGGGCGGGGTCGGCACCGATGTAGTAGGCAAAGGATGGATCTGGAAAAATGTCTGCAACCCAGAAGTGACCGTTCTCGTCTTCTTCGAAGCCGATTCCGTTCTCATCCTGGACCAGGGTTCCCCTGGAGAAGGTGTCTGGGATGTCGTGGGGTAGGTTTACGAAGCGAGGGTTACCTGATTCACGGAATGCTTCCATGTCATCTGATGGGTACTCTGAGTAGAACTCCCATGGGTTGGCTGCAAACTCTCGCCGCTTAGCCTCGTATTCTTTTTCAGAGATAAGGCGGGATGCTGACCATGGTTGAAAGAGTGGGACGAACTGGTTCTGCTTAGCCTTGGCACCCTTGTAGATCTTAGCGAACTCATTGTAGGCACCACGTGCGGTAGAGATAATGATCAATCGCCCACCAGCGTCAGTCGTAGGCATGATGGTTCGATACGTGTTGGTGGGATCTGGCATGAGTGCGAACTCGTCGAGAATAACCATGGTTGCAGTTTCACCAGCACCAGCAGTCTCTGTACCCGCGAATGACTTTACCTGACACTTCATTCCGTCAGGGAACTCGAACTCCAGCTTGTATTCAGCGGCCTTCTGTAAAGAAGGTCCGCGTTCTTTCATCCAGTCTGGTAAGAACTGATACATGAACTTGACCATACCAAGGTTTTTGTTGGCTGAGTCTTGGTTCTTTGAGACCAGGAGAAGGTTCGATCCAGGTTGGAACAGGCAGTGCCAGAGGATGTCGGCCATGGCTAGGGTGGTGAAACCGAGCTGACGGGCCTTGACTATGACCGTAAAACGGTTGTCATTCCACGTGTCGAGAGCCTCTTCCTGATAATCGAAGAGCTCGAACTTGGTACGACCGCGCTGATCCCACTTAGGCTGTACTTGGATGTAGACGTAGTTCTTGATGAAGTACCGCTTGTCAGCCGCACATCTACGCCACTCGAGTTCTACCCAAAGCTTCTGCTTCTTGCGGGCGAGCTTTACCTCAGAGGTCTTGTTCAGGGAAGTCATCATCTAACCCATCGTCGTAATCAAACCCGTGCTTCTTCTCGTGGTAATCCATCACGATTGTTTCCGTGGCATGGACCAGAAGATCCAGGGTATCCTCTACGTTGTGCCCAGGTGGGCGCAGGACGCTGAAACCCACACGGCCATCTGGTGCTATGAACTCAAATACGATAGCGGCTGAGCCAATGATGCAGCCTTCGCCGATAACGTGGGCCGCCTTCTTGTGGATGAACTTCGTGAAAGCGTCGTCATCGAACATAGTCTTTGCCTCAGTCACTTTCTCCAGGGCTAACTGCAGCTCCTGATTGGTCAGGTCCAGATACTCTGTAACCTTGCGACCGCAAATAATCCGCAAGATAGTCTTCTCCAACAACCAGGGCAGTCTCCAAGAGTAGCTCAGAAAGGTCAAGGCCAGCAAGATCCGACGTTCTCGCAGCCGCCTCTTCAGCGACGAAGTCTTTTCCATAAGTTTTGAAATAAAGGTCGAGATACTTTGGGTCACCTGTCATCGCTCCTTTGACTAGGGCAGACTTGATCTGCAGGTATTCTTCATCAGGATTCTCTGGGTTGGAGGCCTCTTCGAGGTCCTCCTCCAGGACTGCAGGTGTGCCGTCTACCGAGACGGCCTGGATACCCTTCTTACCTTTGGCGCCTTGCTTCTTCTCCAATAGGGCCTGGAATAGGGGGTCAGTCTGCCAACGGCGGATTGTGCGGTCAGAGATCTTGTGGGCGATCGCGTACTCCGCCTTGTTGCGGGGGAGATTCAAGCGTTCGCGCTGGGCGTCGTCTAGGGCAAGCCAGTTAGCATAGGCTTCCCATTGTGGGCTGATTGCGCTCATTCGACCTCCTCGAAAGTTAGGAGAGGGTGGAGTCCTGCCATCCAAGAGCTTGGGGTCTGCTCACCAGCGGAGGAGGGTTGGGAAGTCTAAGCGCGTCTTGCGGTTGGGTCCGCCCACCACTACCGATGGGGCAACCCTTGTAAGGCGCTCGTACTTCATTAGATGGTCTCCTTACAGAAACCACCCTCTCACTATTGTTCAACCTTGGGGCTTGGACACCCACATGTATTGGACAAAATACGCTTCGCTGCGCTCGCGGATCTTTGCTACGTCAATACGAATACAACCAGCACGGTGTGGGCAGTCTTCTCCGATTCACGTAAGAGCACCTGGGCTGCGGCGCCCTTGGGGGCGACCGCGGCCGCGCCTAGCTCTTACTGTCCTCCCATTTGACCCGCGTTTTGTACAAACAGGCAGAAAAACCACTGTGACCTGCATCACAGGATTAGCGGACAAACGTGCCCAGCTCCGTCCGCATAAACCAGGGCCTTGTCCTAGCCTGGATGTCCGCTCCCTGGGCCCCTGATCTGCCTGGAATCAGGGCTTGGGTGGGCCTTCCCTGTCCAGGATACGGGGGTAGGTGTTTCAGGTAAAGACGTATTGAGCTATCCCAGGTGGGAGTCGGACACCGAAAATGGTGATAAAATGGCTGGTGGGTAGTACATACACACGACCCGACCCGAGCGGGGGATCCCCCAGGGGTCTGGGGCAGGGGCAACCAGGAAACCAGGACCAGGCCTGCCCTGCTCCCCGTCCTCCTGGCCGTCCCGATGTCCTGGCTGACCTGGCGGTCCTGGTCGGGGGGCAGGTCGGGATGGGCCGAGGCGACCCCACCCACACCTGCAAGCTGGACTGCCGAGAATCCCACCCAGCATTGGCCCCCTACCCCTGACGGACGGGGACGGCAGGGAACTGGAGACGGCGAGCTACAGCTCGACGGCTGCAGGGCGCAGGCTCTGGTGTCCCCGACACAGAACCCAGGACACCTGGCCCTTGTATCCTGGACAGGTGCCCCTACAGTCCTGGTTGCCCCAGCTCATCCAGCACCAGGAGCCTCACGGCTACGGAGCCTACCAGAACCTGTCAAGTATCCAAAACAACGGACACACAACAAGGCCTATGGCGCGCCGCCAGGAGGCGCCGCACCGTCGGCTGTATCGAGCTACAGACCACCAATGCAGGTGGGAATCTCGAAAAACAACAAACGCACAACAAGGCCCCTGGCACCCCGCCATGGGACACCACACGATAGGAATCAGCAAGGCCTCGTTGGACAGTCCGACGAGCTCATCACAGAAAGATAGATAGATGACCACTCCCCGCCCCACCACACCAGCCGCCCGCATCAAGCGAGCCTTCGCTACCATCGAGAAGTACTACGACGAGGAATCAGGGCCCGCGCTGCTCGAGGTCCAGGCCTGCTGCCGCAGCTGCTCAACAAGCAACATCGACGACACCGTCCCCACGGTCATCCTGTGGGAGGCCGACGGCAAGCTGAACAGCAAGCGCGGGTGGTACCGCCGACCCGCCGAGGACACGCCGTTCGTCGGATACCTTGGGTACCTGAACCTGTCCGAGCACGACATGGACTCCGTGGTCAACGCCCTGGAATCTGTCGGTCTCGAGGTTGTCCGCCCCGCCGATGCGAACACCGCCATCAAGGTCACCATGTACCGCAACACCGAGCTCCGCCAGGCCTACCTGCGTGGCCTACGGGACGCGCTTGAGACCTTCTCCGACCTGGGCGTCGAGGACGCCTACGCTACCACCATCGCGGTGGAGAACGGAATCAAGGCATAACACAGGCCGAAACCTGAAGGCGGTGATCACCGCCCTCGGGTCCAAGGGTCCGCCCCTTGCTGATGAGGCCCTCTCAACAGTCCCCACCCCAAACGAAAGGCACTACCGTGAGTAACAACATCCTCGACCAAATCAACCTGATAGAGCAGACCTTCGGAATCAAGGTCGTCTACCACGACGTTCAGTCTGGCACTACCATCAAGTCCCAGTCCCACCGCCCCCTCTACCTGATAGCCCAGGAAATCAAGGCCGACTGGACCAAGGTCTACTTCGGTGCGGTCCCCTACCTAGACGCACTCTCGACCCTCGACCAAATCACCGACCGCTACTACGAGGACGACGCAGAGGACATCGTCCGCTACTTCCTCAGCAACGCCACAACATGGAAGGGCGACACCGCCCGACGCATCAAGGCCGAGCTGAAGGACATCCTGAAGGGAGCGAACTAACATGGTACGCAAGTACATCGCAGAGATGAATCTCAAGACCAGCAGCTACGAGGTCTTCGACACTACGAACGGTCGACGCAGAGCGGTCGGAATCCCGACCCTCCGCGAGGCTCTTCGAATCGCACTCGCCCTGAACGCACAGGTTGCACAAGGAACAGACAAGGAGGAAGCACGATGAACACGACCCGCACTGAAGGCTCCAAATACACTGGCTTCCGCTCCGCGGTAGACATTGCCAAGGACATCCGCAAGGACATCAAGGAGGAGGTCGCCGCAGGGCGGCTCCCCAAGGACCTGAAGGTCTCGGTCCGCTCACGCTACTATGCAGGTGGGCAATCGATCGACATCAACTGGTCGTCATCGGTCGCAACGCATCAGGTCAAGGAAGTCTACGGACGACTGACACTGACCTACTCGACCCTCGGTGACGCCATCTTCAGAAAGCTGAAGTCTATCGCAGAGGCCTACAACTACGACAACAGCGACGCGACCGTCGACTACTTCGACACCCTGTTCTACTGCTCGCCGCAGTGGGACTGGAAGGTGAAACTCAAGGGCACCAACATCTGGGGACTTGAACCACGAGTGGCCGAGACCATGCTCGTCCTCTTCAATGACGGAACACAACTAGACCAAGCACTGCAAATCGCAAAGAAACTGGAGGCACAATCATGAGCACGACCCTCGACACCCGCAAGATAGGACGCAACGCAAGCGAGCTGCTCTTCCGAGCAGTCGCACTCAAGTGGTACGGCGTAGCCCCAGCAAGGGTACGGCACTGGCAAGACACCCTCGCCCAGGCTTACCAGGCCCTGGCTGCAGGCCACCCGTCCCGCCTGGTGGACCTTCCAGAAGGTGCAACGTGCGCCGATGGTGGTACACGCGATGAAGCACAAGCAGTCCTCGATGCTTTCGATGATTACTTGGGACGCGACATCGTGTGGGCGGCCTACGAGATGGCTTCCTCTGGAGAGGCTGACTACGACGAGACTGCGTAGAAAGTCACAGCGTTTCCCCTGGTGGGGAGGTACCAGATCCGCAGGGTTCGATCCCCTGAAACGCACGACCCTCGTCGAGGGTTCTCATACACCGAAAGGCAACACTATGTCATGGCCAATGACCCATCCACGGTTCGACCGATACGACAATCCGTACGCGTCACCGCCACCCATGTACGACTCATCCGTCTGCGACAACTGCAGCGGACCCACAGGAGAAGAAGGACCGTCAGGCTGGACAACAGTCTGTCGGAACTGCAGAGAAAGTCTCTGGTCTTCTTCTATCGCCTACCTAGAGGAGGACTACAGTGACTATCTCTAAAGATGTCTGCCTCAGCTGCAGACTAGAAGCCGTCGATCACGACGACCCCCAGCATGGACTCTGCCATACCTGTTTGTCGGAGCACTCCCTATCCTGGGCTAAAATGGACAGGTACATCCTGTCAAACTAACCGAGGCGAGCCAGGCTTCCCCCTGGCTCCCTCTCTCGGAGACACTCGGTGTCTTGCACAGGTTCGATCCCTGTGGTCTCCACTGGTAGGTCTATTTGTTGCGCGTCTTGCGATGCGCCGCTTGCCACCAACGGTTCTGTCCAGGGCGCACGGCCCGACCGTGTGAAACCTGACCAGTACGACCCCCGCCAGCTTGCCGTCTACCCAACGAGCATGCGGTACTGGGTACGTGCAGGTCTGGCAACACAAATCACTGTCCTAAACACGGTGCCAATGGACGGACAGTCAAGCAGGGACGGCGTGCCGCCCGCCAAGGGCGGTCGCCACCAGGTGCTTGACTGCCGAGCTCACTGGACAGAAACCACACAACCACTACCACCCCATAGGAGGATCAAAATGCAAGACAACACGGCCCAAGAAGGTGTGCGCAAACTTGTGCATACGCTACTGTCGGGCTCATCAAGTAACTCACCATTCGATGACGAGAACGACGAACTACAAACGTTCTTATCTGAAGCTGCTCATCTCACCACCGATGATCTCACCGACCTAGGTGACGGTCTCGTGAGTGGGCCATCGACCCGCCGCAACCGAGCACGCGTCCGCTACCTAGCGGCGTTGCTACCAGGCAAGTCGCTGCACCAACTAGCAGACACCATCCACTACGTCATGGACAACTCCCACATCAGCATCACCGATGTACGCAACGTGCTTCGGGGAGGCAAGCGAGATGTACCAATCGACAAGATACAAACCATAGGTTCCCTGCTAAACCAGGGCGCGTCGCTTCGAGCGACCGCGAAGGCAACAGGTGTCAGCTACGATACTGTCGAGCGCATCGAGTCCTTCATCGGTATCGCCGAGGCTCGTCGTCTAAAGCTCGTAGACTTTGCATGCGATGCAGTCAGAGAGAGCTGGTCAGTACGTAACTTTGCAGCCAAGGCTGGCATCCCGAAGAGCACAGCACACCTGATCATGGGACGTGCCCGTGAGGTACTCGTAGAACTAGGAGAGGTAACAGCATGAGCGAACAACTAGAAGTCCCTATCCATGTACTGGTACGCCGTATCCGCCTGGAGATAGGCGACAACATGGATGCCCTGAACCTGTCGATCGGCATGGGCGAACACGCTTCAGCACAAGAGTACGCAGAGAGAATCAAGGTTCTACTCGGTGTGCTTGACGCACTACTAGCAGACGGAGAGGGGATCTACACATGAAGAAGATCATAGGCTGGGCCAAGTCAACACCAGAACGTGGCCTGTTCTTCGGACTCGTGGTGGGAATCACCATCGCCGAACTGGTAGGAGCATTACTATGAGGATCCTTCAGCTCATAGCACGCTACAGAGTTACGACCCTCGTCCTACTCACCACCATCATGCTTGTGCTTCAGGTCTGGAGGTGATCACAGTGTGCTGCGAACAATACCACCCATGCGAATGTAAGCCAGAGCAAAAGGAAGAGAAGGAATGATAACCTTCTTCATCCCAATGATCGTCGCCTCAGTATGGAGCCTAGACATCAACGATGTCAGGCAACGTAGGATGGCCCAAGCCATAATCATCATCGTCTACTCACTACTAGGAGCAGGATACCCATGACAGCAGAACGTAGCTTAGCAGTCTCATCTAGGTCTGGTGCCCACCATCAGTCTTCGATCGAGACCATTCTCGACGGATGCTCGTGGCAGTACTACCTGGCTAACGTCAGGAACATACCCACGAATCCAAAGCCGCATGCCCTCATCGGTACCAACTTCCACTCAGCCATTGAGATACATGAGGTAGCACGTATGAACGGCAAGACACTTCCCACCCTAGCCGAGATGCTCGAGCTGGCCGAGGAGTCCATCCGCAAGGAGGCCGACCTAGTACCAGCAGAGATGATGATCGGTAAGGACGGTGAGACCTGGACTGCAGAAGACCTAGTCTCCATGTGTCACAACGCCATCAACAACTGGTACTCAGAACCAGCAAGCGATGGGGAAAGCAACAGGGAGTGGATGCTAAAGCTCCAGCCTCTAGCCATCGAACCCTACTTCAAACTGGAACTAGTCGAAGACGCCGATCCTATCGGCGGCTGGATCGACGGTGTCTACCAGGATGAGCAGGGCAAGATCTACCTGGTCGACCAGAAGACAGCAGGAGACTTCTCTCGCTGGCCACTGGACGGCAAGGGTCACAGGTTCCAGGCTACCATGTACGGCACTGCGCTCGTCCTCTCTGAGGACTTCCCGCAAGTACAGAATCTGGACGACATACAGATGCACTATGTGATCAGCCGAACCAAGACTGGCACATCACGCATGGAGAAGGCTCGCCGTGTGGTAGTTCAGCCAGAGCTAGACGACGTCGCAATGCTTGGGGATCGTATCCGTCAGGTAGAGGCAGTCATCAAGCACAAACTGTACGCACCTAACCCAACGTGGAATCTATGCAGTCCCAAGTACTGTCCATTCTACAATGGATGCCAAGTAACTGGCGAGCTGCGCAAACCAGACGCCGAGTTCATTGCGAGGTATCGTGACTAACAGATACATCACAGTGACCGACATCTCCAACGGCCCCCATGGTGGGTATGTCTACGGACGTACTACCTGGAGGGTACCGATGGACTTCGATAACCACGAAGAGAAGTTGTTCGCAGAGATCTGCGCCAACGGTACGATGACAGAGATAGAAGCCGCTGAGTGTGTGCGGCTGCTGAGAAAGTGAGCACTATCTACAATAGCAAGACGCCCTGTCCAAAGTGCATGCACAATGGGCGGACAGTAGTAAACAAGTCGACAACCACCCCTAAGAGAGGAACACAATGACAAACTTCGACTCAGTAGAGAACGGCGGCGTGCGCAGCACGACTGTCAAGTTCACAGCATCTGGTAAGCCATTCGGCGCAGATGTGTTCATCACCGTAGAGACCGTGCACGAGTTCGCTAACCTAGCAAACGACGAGCAGGTACTCTCACGGCAGGAAGACCTAGCAGCCCAGCTGCAGTCACAGGTACTTGATCTAATCAAGAATGCTGTGGCTACCACACGTGAGGCAGCAGCCAACACTCCAAAGGGTCAGGTCTCCATTCACCCAGTAGCTTCAGTCCAGGCAGCACCTGCACAAGCAGGCTACCAGGCACCAGCAGGCACAGGTGCACAGGCCGTCGTCGCCGTTGCAAACGGCGCGACACAGGCACAGGGAGACTGGCGTTCAGTTCCTTCACGTTTTGGTGACGGACAGATTCGCTTCATCTCATCAACAGCATACTCGAGCGATCAGCTCAAGGCAGATGTGTCTCGATGGATTGCAGGCCAGGGCATTGACCCTAACCTGTTCGACATCTGGGATGAGCGCACAGGACCACGTGGTGCTGAGGCTGGTAACCCAATCGGTTCAGTCTTCAACATCAAGGTGAAGAAGGAAGCACAGGACAGAGTACCTGAAGACTTCCACCGCAATGCAGCAGGTCGTGGCAAGTTCAACAACGACGGCAGCGTGTATCCCTACTGGTCGAAGGACTTTGATGCCTTCCTCAAGTACGGCGGCAAGTCCCAGCTATCCGAAGCTGGTTTCTAAGCAGGGCACGCTGGGGGGAGGGCTAACCTTTCACCTCCCTCCAGCTATCTGCATCCAAACAAACCAACCCACCCCGTGTTCTTAGGAGGAACCACATGTCACAGTCTTTCAATAACAAGATCAGCCTTCTCGCGCCTTTCCGCGAGCACTCAGATTCAGATGATCCTTACGCAGCGTATGAGGCTGCACGTGGACAGTCTGATACAGACCTCCCCAGGGGTGGGGAAGGACCGTCGGACGGGGGGTCTGGTCTCGATCAGGCTCCTCGCCCACGGCGGGCATTCGGCTGGACATCCAACGATGGCGTTCGAGGACTCATCAAGTATGCAGCCAACCCAACCAAGCGTATTCCAACTGGCCTATGGCAGATCGATAACATGATCGGCGGGGGCGTTGGTCGTGGCGAAGTGTGCGTAATCATCGGTAAGTCTGGCTCAGGTAAGTCTATTGTAGGGCAGAACATTCTCGAGTCTAACCTCGATGTCCCCGCAGTATTCTTCTCCTTCGAGATGCCTGGTACCATGCTGCTCACACGCTCACTAGCCATGTGGTCTAACAAGACACATGACATTGTCTTCAACCAAGTAGAAACCAACACCCTCGATCCTGAGATGCTGGCTGACTGGGAAGACTCACACCAGAAGCATTACTTCGTTACCCGCACAGGGCTAGACCTTGCTGCCATGAGTTCAACACTCAAGGAAGCAGAGGAGCAACTCGGCGAGCGTCCAGCCATCGTGGTCATTGACTACATGGAACTGGTCGCAGCTGCAGGTGGCGGAGAAACAATCGACAACGTAACATCGGTAGCTCAAGCCATCAAGGGCTGGGCGAAAGAGGAGGAAGTAGCATGCGTAATGCTGCACCAAACAAACAAGAGTCTTCGTCACGGGGATGCACCCGACGAGGACGCAGCACGGTACGGGGGATTCACGGAAGCAGACATCGTCATCGGAGTGTGGAGACCACACAAGTGGCAGCCAAAGAACAAGGGCGACCAACCAATGCCGCAGGCAACCGTTGAGTACCTACGTGGATACTTCGGTATCAACCTAATCAAGAACCGCCCGAAGATCGAGCTCCAGGAGCAGGGCTACCTAGTACCAGTCACAGCCAGTGGCCGTGTAGCCGCCCCTAAGGGCGGCACCCTGGCCCTGTGCCAGCCAGGTGGAGGAGGTCCGTTCTAATGAGTGGCTTCCGATACCTAGATGGTGAGGCAAGATACGGTGAAGGCGCAGCATCGGGAGACCTAGCAGAAGCTAAGACTCTTGACTACTTCGATAGTATCGATCGCCCACTCCAGGAGTTCGGACCAAAGCACATCCCTACCGACCGAGCCGTAAACCTAACCTGGCCCGAGAAGATCAGGCACATGCCTGACTTCCTCGGCTGGGGTAAGTTCATTGAGGCGCAGGGATGTTGGTCTGACAAGGTGGTCTTCAAGCCTAACAAGCTTGCAGCATTACTAGAGTGGGACTCTGAGATGCCAGTATGGTTCTCAATCTACATACAGAAGACGGACGAGGTTCTCCTCGCACCGCTTCACACAGTTCTCTGGGCATGTGCTGACTCGCGCTCACAGTGCATAGTGTTAGATGAAGGGACGCATGCTGAAAAGATAGCTTATGAGGTACCACTCGAGGTGTTCTTTGAGGTACGTGTTCACGACGCTAACGCCGTCAACAAGATCCTAAAGGAGCGAGCTAAGAGGCGATAAGATGACAGAGAAGAAAAAGGGAGGTCGCGGGCCGAAGCCTAAGATTGTGAACCCACTAGCTGTGGCTGACGGTAGTGCATACCGCCGACCCATGCGGGTGGACACAACTAGGTACCGCCATAGCGAGGAGATCCTCGATGCTATGTCGACGGTCGACGAATACTTCGTCAATGAGAAGCAAGAAGATCCGCTAGTGCTAGTCGTAGAGGCACTGCTCGCAACCCTACCAGATGATGAGCGAGCGGTAGTAGAGATGTGCCTTATGGCACGTATGAGTATGCATGAAACGGCACGTGTTCTCGGGTATGTAAATGCCAATGGTAAGGAAGACCACAAGATGGTAAAGCGTAGGCTTGAGTGGGCTCTGAAAAAGTTACGTCAGACTCTCAATAGTCCAAGCTTCTCGGTGGCAATAGCAGGACATAGGCTACCCATCGAGCAACCACAAGTGAACATAACCGATACAATCTCCAAGATCATAGAAGGTCTAGAGAAGAACATGGAGGATACAGATGAGTAAGATGCCCAAGAGCAAGATACCTACACGAATAAAGATAGGACCTTATGTCTACAAAGTCGAGCTATTCCCAGATTCCACCACGAGTGATCACGGCGCATGCGTGTACAACCATCAAACGATCTTCCTCAATGCTAACCAGCACGCGGAAAGAGCGGGCGATACGCTGCTCCACGAAGTCTTGCACGCCATCTGGGACCTTGCAGGATTCGACGTCCAGCCAGATCTCCACGAGGAAACAATAGTCCGTAACTATGCGACATGGCTGTCGCTAATCCTAAGGGACAACCCAAAGCTAGCACAGTTCATCCTAGATCCCAACAAGTTCTGGATACCTGACTACGAGGAAGAGGCCATCGAGGAGGCAACCGATGACTGAAGACATAGGCAAGATGAGTCTTCACGAATGGAAGCAGCAGCAGAAGTACAAGGAAGAGTACCGCAAGATCTGCGCAGCAGAAGACAGGGCTATCAGTGACTGGGCTAAAGGAATAGAACCAGTCAAGAAAAGGAAGAAGACTAATGGGTAAGCCAAAGGCACAGGGCACCAGGCATGAGTCCTGGATCGTCAAGGAGCTGGACGCCATAGGCGTCACAGCTAGACGGATAGCCGAGGGCGGGTCAGCCGATGAGGGTGACGTTGAGGCTAACATCAATGGTGAGAGATGGGTACTGGAAGGCAAAGCCACACAGACCCTGAACGTACAGAAGATTCTTGGCAAGGCACGAAAGAAAGCTGGTGGGGATACACCCGTAGCAGTTATCTGGAAGCGTCTAGTCAAGGTGGCGGGAATGGTAAACCGTCAACCCGTTGAGGGCGAACGCACCGTAGTCATCCTATCCTGGGAAGACTTCATCAACCTACTCAAGGCTAAGGAGAACGACAATGTGTGAAGAATGCGATACACAGAACCTAGCACCAATCGACGGCTGCGAGTGTGGCTGTAACAATCCCAAGGAGGACGAAGATGAGTGAAGAAACTAAAGAGGCTATGAAGATCGAACCTCTGACAGAACAAGAGATCTCTGACCTAGCGAAGAAGCTAGAAGAGTCGGGTGACTTTGATTCAGATCTGTCTCGTGCCATCTTCACCATCCTAGTTGTGGGCTATGAGTTCCAGCAGTTGTACACCACACTGCAGGCCTACTACGCAGCTGCATCAGCAGCATGCCACGACGTTGCAGGTGCATGTTCAGCTACCATCGGACTGCGTGATCGTAAGAAGATCGAACGCATGTACAAGATAGCTGCTCACATGGCGGGCAACATCCCAGCAAGAGCACAAGCACTACTCAGCGAACCAGAGATACTGGACGCGATCACTACCGAAGAGGAAGAAACACATGAAGAAACTGCTAGCTGAAATCAAGTTCCAAACAGGCTACTACTACCGCAACGTAAAGGGCTACGTAGATAACGTACTCAGTGCGCTTATCGGACGTACTGGTAAGCAGGCCAAGTTCCTCGAGGAAATGTTCGAGACCACCCTATCAACAGTCGCACGTCTCTCGCTAGAGAACGACCGCCTAAAGCGCAAACTTGAACAGCTAGAGGCAAAGCCTGCTGCACTCAAGAAGATGGCCAAGGACCCTGTGTCCAAGAAAAAGGCAAGCCCCAAGAAGGGACAATAATGAGTAAGCCAGATCTCGACTGGTTCGAGCGACGGCTCAACGGAAGCGAGGGGTGGGCCATCAGAGACTTGATGATCCACACCCGCACTCACATACTCATTGACTACATCAAGGAGCTAGAGAAGAGCCATGACCCAGAAGCAATGCACCAAGTGCAACACAAGCAAGGAACTCAGTGAGTTCTACACGGACGCTCGGCGCAAGCAGGGCGTAACGTCCTGGTGCAGAGAATGCTGGAGAGAATACGAGAGGCTCCGTAGGGAGCGGCTCGGATTCAAAGGTCGCAAGAATCGCAAGCTAAAGTATCTCTATGGTATGACCTACCAGGAGTACATGGTTATGCTGAAAGCCCAGGGTAGCGTGTGCGCTATCTGCGGCAGCAAGGAAACAACGGTCAACGCCAAGAACGACAAGATCCAAAAGCTAAGCGTTGATCACGACCATGCCACTGGTAAGGTGCGCGGTCTACTATGCACAGCATGCAACAAGGCCCTAGGCCTGCTGAGTGATGATCTAGATAAGATCCTCAAAGCCCACGAATACCTACGACGTCACATGGAGGAGACCAATGACACAGGAACAGATCAACCAGCTGATGGAAGAGATACAGAACCCACTAGCTAAACTCAGGGAACTGAGTAACCAGGCCTTCCAGCAAGCCAAGGAAGACTAGGAACAACAGGAAACCCCCCAGGCCACCAGGCTTGGGGGGTTCCTTCTTTCCAGGACTACAGGGTTTGCAGGGCAAGAGCCAGTGCTAGGTTCCAGATGGTAACTAGCGTGTAGAAGCCAGTCAATACCCATGGTGCAAACTTGCGACGGTATGTGAACCAGGCAAGGAAGGCTGCACCTAGAAGCTTGACTGCAAGAAAGCCAGTCCAGCCATAAGAATGCAGGACTTCGGCCATCAGGCCGTTGCCCTCCTTGGCACCCGAGAACGTGATACCAATGTATGTAGAAGTGAAGTCGGTTAGCTGTGTAGCCACGACTGCGATCGCGCCGTAGGCGGCGCGTCGCCGTGAGACGGAAAGATCCCGCTTAGGTACGGGACTGATGAAGGCCTTGAGGCCATTGATTGCTTGCTGCTTAGTTAGCATGAATACCTCCTAGTATCGAGGTACACTGTTGGGGCTACTTTGCTTCCCTAAAGAATGACTTCCATGTAACCCAGTCGATTGCCTGCAGCGCGGCAGGTGGTACACCTAGCGCGTCGGCTGCTTCCTTCATTACTTCCATGCCGAAATCGTACCTGACCTTCGAACTCATTCCACGATTGATACCTGGCAACTTCACACCAGCGATCGCATCAGAAGCGTGAATGTCAATGGTGGTTCCTGGACTGGTCACCTGGTCTAGGATGTTGGCCGAGAAGTTTCTAGTCTTTAGGTCACCCAGTACATCGTCGCCAATGCTAGGATCATCTAGAATCTTCATTGCTTTTATGGCGTTATTGCTAGTCAAGAAACTGGTGCTCGGGTTGATTCCAGGTAACACCTGCAAGCGTTCCTGCAGAGTATCAAGTATCTGCTTCTCAGCTTTCTTCTTGGCTGCACCTGTAAGTGTTTTTGCAGAGAGTCCCTCATCGTACTTACGCACAGCTTGAATAATGTCGTCAAGCAAGCCCTGCTCTTGCAGAGTCTTGAGTCCTACGGCCGCATCAATGTTAGCTGCCCATGGCATCGACGGGCTCATAGCCGCCATTACATCTGCCATCTGCTTTGGATTCTCATAGCGTCTAGCTATCTCACCAGCGCGTGGGTACCAGTACAGAGCAGCGATACGCAAGCGACTGTTCGATGTAAGACCTACACGTACAAGATTCTCGACAGCTTTTGCCTTCAGTATGGTTCTTTGCTCTGGATCCTTGAGTGCTGATAGAGGAATAGCGCTACGAGTCTTACCGTCCAGCTGTGTCAGATCATCAACGATGAGGCCAAAACTTCCACTCTTATCGATTGACTGATCTACATACGACGGTAGAGAACCAGGGGAGATCTTGGCGTACTCGGCGGCAGGATACTCATCGAAACGTACGCCCTTACCCAGGTCAAGTTCTTTCTTTGATGGATTGGTTATGAAGTCCTGACCCTTTACCTTACGGGTAACAGCCGCCCTTGCCACTGCTCCTGCTCGCATCGCTGACGATGCTTCAGGATTGGCTGGATTCTGAAATAGTCTCAGTGCGTCGGTTGGTGCATTTGGATCTGTAACGAAATCAGCGTTACGAACTCCACGTAGCACGCCGAGTTCTGGCGTAGTTAGCCCACCTGGGTTTGCAAGTAAGGCTTCTTCTAGGGTAATGCCAGTACGCCTAGCGGTTTCTTGCGCTGATTGTAAAAGCGCACTAGCGCTGGCTGGGGCAATAGGCGTACCAGCTTCAGTAAATAGGCTGCCTACGATACCACCCTTTGCAGTTTCAAACTCTTTGCCGACGCTACCTGTAGAGCCGAGGGCTGTTTTTATCTTACTTAGGGGCCTAGTGGCGATACCAAACGGTAGCACAGAAGCTAGTGCTAGTGGATCACCGCCGATGTTACGCAGCGTACCACCAACTGACTGGGCAACTCCCATGCCAGTCTCGGTCTCACCACGTAGACCAGCTAGGAAGTCTCTTGCCTTCTGGACAGCATCCTCTGGCGGTTGTAACGCACCAGTCAATGCGCCTGCCGTCAATCCACCACCAGCGGTGTAAGCACCTCGCTTGATCATTTGATTACGTGCAGCTCTCAATGCTTCTGGCGTTACGTCATAACCAATCTGTCGGTAGAGATCAAACCCACCCATCTGTTCAGTCTTCAAGCCAGAACGAATAGCGTTCAGCCTAGTAACGAATCTCTTGGCTGGGTCAAGGCCCACACCAGCACCCTCTGGATTCCAGGCACCTACATACTCGCCGCGGCGAAAACGTTCTACGTTTTCAGGACGGCGCAGGGTTTCCAGGAGTTCATCTAGATTCCTAGCCGTACCCATACCTGATGTCTGTCCAGGTAGGTTGGGGACGGTGGCCATCATTGAGCCAGCCTGCTCGCCAGGTTCTAGAAACCTGTTGCGCCTAGGATCAAACGTGAAGCCAGTATTCTTTTGGGCAGCACGACGCACCATTTCTGGTGCGCTTGCTTCTAGGTTGGCGAGGATGCGCTCCTTGCCAGCAGGTAGAACACGACTGACAAGCTGTCGTCCTGCGCCAGCACCTAGTCCTAGGAGTCTGGCTGCGATAGACATGTTACTTTCTAAACTTCTCCATAGCGCGTTCGATGCCCTTGGCCATTGCTGCGCCTTGAGTCATCTTACCGCCTGGCTTTGGCTTGGTGATACCAGGCTTAGCCATTCTGTTTGATGGCTTCGCTGGCTTTAGCACTTTCTTTCCCATGCCCATGCTCTTTGCGATCTTCTTTTGTCCGTACATTTTAGTAGCCTTTCATCTTGTTGGTTGCGTTCTTGATGCCCTTGTCGATTGCCTTGGACATGCCCGCTTCGCTCATAGCGATCGCAACCGCCTGCTTACGGGACTTCACGATAGGGCCCTTGCCCTTACCAGGCTTGCCGCTGTGCAGCTTACCCTTCTTGTATTCGCCCATTACCTTGGCAACCTTATCCTTCTTCATCACATACCACCAAGTGGGTTATTCAGAGTGGGTGGAGTTTGCTGCATGCTACGCTCTTCAGCCATACGGAACTGAGCAGGACTTGTCTTCATACGACTAAAAGCGCCTGGTACTTTCTTTGGTGTAGGCTTGGCTAGATTCACGGCTGTGTTCTTGAAGATCGTGCGACCACCCTGGTACTTAGCCTGCTGCTTGAACTTTGGGTTCAACTTCATGAGCTGCGCAAGTGACATGTTATTCTTCTTCGCAATGGAAGACAGCGTATCTCCCCGCTGCACACGATAAGGCTTAGGTTTGGCTGCTTGAGCAAATGTGCTAGGTTTTGTCTTCGGCATCTGTGATGCGATAGACGCAGCACCGATTGCCCCTGATTCCTGAGAAGCTAGCTGTGATGGGGCGTAAGTAGGTTGCTGCAGCGTAGGAGCCTGAATGGTCGGTACTGGTGCTGGTTCTGGTCTAAATACAAGACTCGAAGGGGTCTGTTGCGCTACTGGGGTCTGTTGAGCGGCTGGGGGATTGTTAGCTTGCAGCCACCTTTGGGCAGCCTGCTCGTAACTTAGACCATTGGACATCCCAAGAAGCTGAGCACTACTCGGCTTGCCCTCAAAATCAGCCAGAATAGCAGCACGTTGTACGGGATCCTGAATGTTACGAGCAATAGCCCGCTTCTCTTCTTCCCGATCAAAAAAAGAACCCAGACCTAGGTCCACGTACTCCTTGTAAGTCATTGCCATTATCGACTCCTTCTCTACTATCTCTTCGGCTTGGGGCGGTTGATCTTGTTCTTACCAGCCTCATAGGATGCCAGGAGGCCGCGGCCCTTAGCCGCGAGCCTGGCTGCAGACTGGGCATTCCTAGGCACTGGTTCTCCCCAGGCTGCCGCTGCCAGGGCAAGACGGGTGGGCTTCCCGTTGGGCTTCTGGAGTGGTCCTGATGGGTTGGTGTAGAATCGCGTGAGGAAGCTACCCTTACGGCGCTTCTTCTCTGGTGTGTCGGCAGCACCCTTGACGCCTGGCTTCAGGTTAGCGCCCTCTTTGCGCTTGAAGTGCTCTCTACCAGCGGCGGTAAGCCCGCCCTTGGGATCACGGATTGGTTGACTCATCGTGACCTCTTCGCATTGAATCTTGCCTCGATCCACTCAACTGCATCGCATGTGGTAGCGAGCTCTCCTGGCCACACCATTGATGGTGGGTAGCGAAATACTTTCGACAACTTCGGACGAGCTGCCAATACTGATTGTGTGCAGTGGTTAGAACAGATCGCACGCTTGTTGCTCTCCCAACCGCGGACCTTGATTCCAACGAAACGCAGAGCAATACGGATTATTTCCCCCCAACCGTATCTGGTTCCCACCATGGACCTAGACTTCTCCAGGATCCTAGCCTGCTCTCCCCTGGTTCTCCAGAGACGGACTACCTTGATGGGCGCTTCGGTGCGTGTACGCACACGAACGCCATCCTGGTTCTTCTTCAGGGATGGCCAGGCCTCTACGGTCTCCCATACCTCGATAGCGTCAGTCTTCTTGATGAGCTTGTGGTAGACAAACGTGTGGGCATAGGCAGAGCCAGTGCCGTGACGAATGATCCAGCCGACAAAGCCACCACCCTTGGTGAAGCCGATGTCTCCTGGTTGAATGTCTACCCAAGTGTTCATGTTATCCTACCTGATGTACTGTTAGAACTACCGATGGGACTACAGGTACTGGTGACTCAGCGTCCTGGTGGTAGAGGTGGATGTTGGTGTGGTTGGTTTCCCATGCTAGCTCTAGATAATCTCCGACCGCAAAGGTGATGAAGAAGTCTCGTGAGCATACCTGGTATGGTGAGTTAGATGTACATGACTGACGACTACCAGTCTCAGCAACGGTTGACCCGTTCTTCTTCAGCCATAGGTGCGCATGTGCGTCTGTACCGCCACCACCGCTGTTATTTAGTTGGACCGCGTATTGCACGTTGTACAAACCAGCGTTCGACACATAGACTTTTGTCCCAGCCGTCAGCACCATGTCGCGTTCAAAGTCTGTGCTATTGAACGATACGATGTACTCTTGATCGGCTATGGTGGCGAACTGATCCGATAAGGATTGCCAGGAGCCACACGGTGTTTCCGAGACGCTCCCGATTACCTGGTTGTACGCTAAAGGCATGTTAGCCTACGTTCATGATACGAACATCACATGAGCCAGCTAGAGCCTGGAGCCAGATAGCTCCTGGTCCTTCGATGACAACTTGTGGGAACTCGTACACTGCGAATGGCGGAAGGTAGATACCTTCTGTCGTTACGTTTGTGCTCTGGTTGTAGACGTACAGGTCCCCTGGGCCTAGGTTTTGCACTACTGGGGCAGTGGTTCCTGTGTATCCTGAATCTACAGCAGCTCCGACGTTGATGATCATGTTTACTCCTTATGCTCTCGAGAGGAACAACAGTTCCTCGTAGGTTGCTTCCCGTGTCGAACCGTCTTCGTCGGTTACGACCCAGGCGCCGTCTACCAGTTCAGCTGTGATCTGGGAGACAACATTGTTGTTCGGTAGTTCGGGATTGAATCCACCGAGTCCATAGGTTGTTGATAGTACGGTCATGTTATTCTCCTTATGCCGATCTACGTACTGCTACGCGCAGTGCTGTTGGAAGTGATGCGGAGTTTGCTGCGTATGTTACGCTAGCTGGAAGCGTACCAGCATAGCTGCCGAGGGAGTGCGCCCACGCCATACCCAATGCGCCAGAGTTCGCAGCAGAAATACCACGCTTACGGAACATTGCGAAGTCACCCTGTAGTTGATACAGATAAGGTGTACGCCCAAGTCCTGTGTCAGTGGTACCGCTTACGTTGATA